ATCTCGTGAACCACCTCAACCGCATCAACAGAGCTTGATGTTGTGTAGAGGGCCATCCTTTCCAGAGAATCTATAGCCTGATAGAGATATATTGGTGACAATGTGTCCTCAAACAGAGTCATATTGTTCAAAAATTCTTTGAAAAGTTCTGGATTCAGTCCAGAAAATTCCTGAGCCTCAATTTTCAACTCGTGAAGCCTCTCATTCTGTTTAGAAACCTTTGGTGTAAATAGCAAGAGTGTTAGAAAGATTATGAATAGTAGGATTAACAACAGCATTTGGCAATATTGCCTTCTTAATACCCTCGGAGACTTTATTTTTCTTTGGGAACATTAGTTTGACAAGTTGACTGGTAAGTTTGTGTCTCCTTCCAGCAAAGTCTCGGCAGTAACCCTTCTTGCGTTCTTCTACAGTCTCACACTTACAGAAGCACTTTTGGCATATACCCTCATTCTCTTTTACGTGAAACCATATATGGTTCGAGCCGTGTTCACGCCCAATATTCTCACAATACCTTGAGTATGTTGAGACACAATATTCAGTTTCACTCTTTTTGAAAACTTTTGTAATCCTGGCGTCACCCTGACCATCGAGGTTCTGGCGGATGAAGGTTTCCAGTACCGCCAGTAGTTCCGAGTTGTTCACCTCCTTGTTCATAACAGCCTTTGAGAATGGTGACTTTCCTGGGAGGGGTGGGATTTTCACAAAGTCGGTTCGAGGTGTCCGAACCGTCACCATTTTGAGAAGTTCCACAGAGATTGACCCATCAAGCATGTCAGTCTTTCCAGCAAGTTTTAGGGGCCCTATACCCTCCTGCCCCTGGTAGAGCATGACCGGCAGGTACACACCCTCGGTAATCTTTCCAGACTGCTGGCATCCGCCACATCCCTTTCCGCTGCACGCCTCGTGTTTGCTCTTTTTGTGAGACCAAGGTAACCTGAAACCACTCCCCTTTGTCTTTGAGTTCATGTCACCATAGACCGAATTGTCAATAAACTTTGACCAAGGTTTACTTCCATACACCTTTGTCAAGATGTCAACAACGTGATCCCTCAGGTTGATGGCACCCTCCTGATTCACAACAAAATCAGGCCAGTTCATATGAACACCAGACTTGTATAGACCATCACGAAGGCGGGGCTCCTGAACCGAAATCACACACCTTGACCCACCAAACGTTGAAACCTTGTCACAGATAACCTTTGAAATAATCTGAACCTGATCAAGATCAAGCTCTTCGTCATCCTTGTAGTCTATATCAATGAAAAAGTTGTAAAACTCAGTCTTCTGCTCCACGACAAAAATGTGTTCACCCCGTCTCACAGCATCTACATAGGTTTCATAAAAGTTGTCCAATCTATCAAATGGGACTGATAGGGAACCCCCATCCATAAGCACATGTGATAGATTGCCTTTGTTGACAAAGCCATTTGTTTTGCACAATTCCTTAAACATCCCCTTGCTCATTAAACGAGCTAAATCTATAAGCACCCGTATGGGTGAAGGGGTGAGGTCCTGAGTCCTTTGGACTCAATCCAGAAAGCCCCTTCTTCATCTTGACAAGCTCACTGAATATAATCTTTTTCAACTCCTCTGGAGACCTGGACCTGTCAAGTTTGCATATCTCACGAATAACATGATTCTTGCCCTTGTCTAGCGCCTCACCCTCTATGTTCTCCTCCTCCATATACACTCACCTAAGATTAAAACACTTTCTATTTAACGAATTAAGCGCCTGATAAAACTCGCCATTCTGTATCACATTCTTCACGATGATGTCCCACTTCCTCGACCTCGCCTTGTACTCCTCCAACGTATCAAAACTCATCATATCATTCTCATCATACGTTTTACGAATTGGCAATTTGATCTTTTTCCTAATATCCGTCTTGGCCTTTGCGTCGTAAAACCTCCGTACAAGCCTGTTCTGTTCCTGCTGGTTGTATTTACAAAAAAATATAAAAACCTGATAAATCGATACAATATCAATATTGTCAGTAGTATTCTTTTGCCGAACACTAAATGAGAATGTGGTGTATTCACCACATCGTATATTGACAACACCGCGCGTCTCCTCCTCCAACTCTCGAAGGGCACACTTGAGTGGGTTGAGTATCTCATTTTTCCTACACCCTCCGGTAACAAATATCCACTCTCTAAATCTGGTATCCTGAACGGTTAAAAACCTTGGCTTGCCATCGGCAAACGTAACTGGTATGGCTATAGCCTTGTATCTCGTCTCCTTTTTCATCGGGCATTCACCCTTCTACAATTATCAGAGACATTAATCCTCACTTTCCTCCTCGGCGGGTGGAGCAGGTGGAGGACGACGAGTTACGGTTACTTCACGAGCAGGCGCTTGAACAGCCGCCATCTTGTTTACCAAACCAACAGAAACACTTTTACATTCCGAGATTTCCTTCTTCATCTTCTGAGAATCCTGATACATATAAAAGACTGCAGCCAGTGCCAAAACAGCCATAACAATTGTGATAGTCTCGCGGTCAAAAGAAAGCATCCTTTATAGTAGTTGTATCTAAACTTTTAAGTGCCTATTATCGCACCCATTGTTTGACGAGGATGTCTTGATGGGCACCCGTACTGTTCATTTCCAAACTGTACCCCCTGATAGTGAACACTCTCGCACTGGGTCTGATGATTTGCCATGTAGTCATTCTTTTCACAGCAAGGCTTTGAGTCAACGCCGACGGGACCCTCCAAGACATTTTCAAGCACCCTGGACCTTGGGTCGTATGTCAAGACAAAGAGTATAGCCAAGATGACCAGTGCTGTTATAAACATTTACTATAAACCCACAAATTTAGTTGGCGTACATAAGTCCTGCCATACCGTTCTGGATTCTGAGGATGTTGTAGTTCACGCCATAGATGTCATCCGTGATGTTATCAGTCTGGGAAACGAGGCGAGCCGAGTCCAGGCGACTGAAGTTGAGTGTACCAGTTGGCTGAAGCTTAGCAGTGTCCAGACAAAAGGGGTAAATAAACAGAGCCTCACCATTTGCACTTGTGTTTGGAGTATGGTTATAAGATACAACATCTGTAAAGTTTGGCACTGCGTACTTGTAGTCTGAGACGTCTGTTCCATTAATCTGAAGCTTGATTTTATTTGATGTGGAAAACAGCCCGCCGCTTGCTGTGTTTGCACTTGCCAGGTACTTGACTGGGTGGTTGAAGTTCAGCTCCTGAACCTTGGACTGGGAGCCGAGGGACCTCTGCACCTGATAGATCAGCATATTGATTGGCTTGTTGGCCATGTCGGCACGCTCAGCTGTATCAAGGTAGATAAAGTTGGCGTAGCAGTCAAACTTCTGAGAAGTTGCGTTGGGACCCCAAGTGATACGAAGCTCCACATCGTGATACTGGAGAGCCACCAGTGGCAGAGCCGACTGATGGTTCTCACAGAAGAAGAAGCGAAGTGGGTAGAAGTAGCTGGCATCAGTCCCACCAGTGTAAAGAGTACCGTTCACACTCTTTGACATATTCTGTGCGAGGGTGTCTATTGCGACATTTGCGCTGAAACCATACGTCTGCTCATCAATCACCTGACCACCAATGAGAAGCTCAACCTTGTCAATGAGATCAGAAAAGGTCACCTTTTGCGACTCGGTGCCATCGTGAACCGCGAAATACACATAACTGAGGAGGTCACCCTTGCGCTCAAGGCGCACAGTAGACATACCATTGTTCGAAACGTTGCCCTGGATCACCTGGCGCTCGGTGGTCTGGGCAAAGTTTGTGTGACGCTTGTAAGTAGAACGGAAGAACGAAACCTCTGGGCTGCCAACAAGATGGGCATCCTGAGCACCAACTGCAACGAGCTGAGCAATACCACCAGACATTTATAATCTATCCAGATTTTTTATATGCAAAGATTTTGACGAAGGGTGTGAAACCTCAATATGAATGAATTGTCATTGAGGCCATTGAAGTTAAGCAGCTGCCCATTCTTGTCAACCCACTTGACTGTTAATCTCTCTAATTTGCGGATTGGATTTGTGTATTCAATAGACATGTCGTAGTCTGAAAACTTTTTAAATCTCTTGACCGCCCCACCAGTAACATCCATTGGTATCAAACCAAAGCTTCTAGCCATCGTCTGACCAATACCCGTTAGTGACTTTGCATCCTCATTAAATATTGTTCTGAGTTCCTCAATGTCCAAGAATACCCCTTCATTTGCATTGAGATTTACAACATTTGTAGACTTTATGAATTCCTTCCCCCTGTACAGGAGATTGTCTGAATAGAGGGGTAAATTGAGATCAGTTTCAACAGCTACATTTGTAGAAGTCAGTGTAGTCGTGTCATCAAAACCAAGCAGTTTTGCCATCTCCAAGGTTCCTGGTGCCATCTGGAATGGGCCATCTGGTGAGATGTTCCTGGTGAATAAAAACTTTCCTTCTGCTTCCAAGTAATCAACAACAATATTAGATGTGTTGCTCACGGCGTTCTGAATTGTTTCGGAAAGGACCGTGGCACCATAAAAGCCGACTGGCAAAGAGAAATATGTCAAAGGGTCACCAATTGATGAGGTGGCGTTGCTAAACGCCACGACATTTGAACCATTGGTCAAGTTGTACATAGTGTTTGGAACACTCGCGTGGAGAAGTTCAACCTTTGATATATCCTTTATAGGAGTCGTAAGATGAAGGGTGTACGAGTTGCCGTTGGGGTAAAGAGCTGTGTCCCTGTTCTCTGAAGACACAAACACATTCTTAGTCTCACCAACCATTATTAATTACTATTGTTTTTTTTAAACAAGCTCACCGCCAATGCCACCAACAATGTGGTAGTCAGAGGTGTCAGCCACACGCTGCTGGATGCCACACATCCCACCTGGGGTCATGTCACGGGTGTATGCGCTGCCCTTGGGGGCGCCTGGCACACAGGTGATGTCATACTTGCCCTTGAACACAGCCTCGTTGCTGCCCTTCTCCTTGATCTCTACTGGGGTTGGGGACAGGACATAACCGACACGGACACTCATCAGCATGAGGGCGGCGATAAGAAGGGCGATCCAGTTTCCAATGTTCTTCATTTACTACCTGATGATATTTTTTTCCTGTGCGTTAAAGGTTTCACAATACTTTATATTAAAGATAGTAGATGGAGGATACCGTTGTGATAGAGCGTGAGGGTCAGCACAATGTTATGAAGTTGGATGCTGATGAGGAGGCAATGCTCAACGAGATTGAGGTGTCGAATGATGCACCAGTCAAGAAGGCTATGTACAAGCCAAAGACCAAGCCAAAGAGG